GCTTCAAGTTATTTGGTAAATATTATCAGGGATTATGGGACTAATTTGGAGAAGATGGGCTAAAGCTATAGGCAATAAGTCCGGAGATTCAGATAAAGAGGCAGATATCATTGCCACAATTCGTACAGTCATTTTATTGATATATGTTATTACAAATTTTGTAATCATTGCTGGAGTTTTAAGGCACTGGAATGACTAAATAACTATACTACCACAACACACACAATGGTAGTATAACACACACAGGAGAAAACTATGTCAAATATGACACCTTTTGAAATTCGTCTTGAGCTATTAAAAATGGCAAAAGACATGCTATATGATGAGTACTTCGGTACAAGAGAATGCATTTCCAATAACTGGCAAATGCAATGCGAAACAGCTAGACACAACGGTGGAACACCACCTGAGCATCCTGGCTTTCCACAAATCCCCTCAGAATCAGATATCATTACTAAAGCACATGCTCTAAACGGCTTTGTGTCTAACGTAACTGCTTCAGAACCACCAAAAGTTCAGAAGAAAACTTCTTAATTGGGGATGAGGGACTTCGGTCCCTCCAAACACACACAAGGAGAAAGATGAAAAGTAAACCAATACTTTTAAGTTTAATATTTGCAACAATAATTTTAACTTTATCGTTTGTTAATGTTGACACACATAATATATTTCCAATCAAAACCACATACAATGCACTTACGGCAGATACTAAAAAACAGGTAACTTGCCTTGCTGAGAATATCTATTTCGAAGCAGGACATGAACCGAAAGAAGGTAAAGCAGCTGTAGCATTTGTAACATTCAACCGCATACGATCAGGTAACTATGGTAATTCTGTATGTGAGGTTGTTCAACAGAAAACAAATGGCACATGCCAATTTTCTTGGTATTGTGACACCACATTTACCTCTAAACGCTTGACAATCAAGCACACTCCATTGTATAATGAGATTCTACAGTTATCAACTGACATGTATTTAAATTTTGAAAGAATCAAAGATGTAACAAATGGAGCAACGTATTATCATGCTGATTATGTGAGTCCTGGTTGGACAAAACTAAACAAGGAGACGCAAATTGGCAGGCATATTTTCTACAAGAGCAAAGGTGATAAAATTGATAGAACCAAAGGAATATAAAGTGAACAAAGACTTAATCACAATCAGCATATCAGTAGTAATTGTATTATGTACAGCAATTATTGGTACAATCATTTATAATTTAAATGATAGAAATAACATGGCAAGAAACATTGAGGCTGCAATTACCAAAGGTGTCGATCCATTATCGGTAAAGTGTGCATATGAAACGAATGTGAATTCAGTTTGTATTGCATATTCAATGGCAAAGAAATAATTTAAGGAGTATATTATGGCTGTTCAGCAATTGAGTGTTAACCTTCTTTCGAATCCAGAAGATAGAAAGAAACTTTTAGGTGTTATTAGTGAGTGTTCTGATGCAATGACAAGAGCACAAGCAGAGAAAGATTTGATTAGAGAATCTATTTCTGATATTAGTAAAAAATTGGAAATCCCAAAACGTCTTGTCGCCAAGATGGTGAAGGTCTATTACAAACAAAACTACGATGAAGAAGTAGCTGTACATGACCAATTCGAAACTCTTTATGAAACTGTGGTGAAATAATGCCTAAATTTACTTTTATATGTGAACATGATGATGGTACAAAAAACACACACGAATGTGATGAAGTTTTTCTACCGAATGTTTTAGAAAACTTTGAAGCCTTCTTGCGTGGTGCTACTTTTAATTTCAAAGGCAACTTAGATTTTTTTGATGATTCTGATACAGAATTGAATGAAGACTATGATGAGTTTGAAGAATATAACACAGCAGGGCATCAAGCGTTTGATACAATGGTATCTTCATTGATGAGTGCAAATCATACAGACACCATTGAACAGCCTACTCCTGGTAAGTGTGCAGTCTGTGGTTTACCAGAAGCGGTTATGAGGATCCATAAATGCTGGGATGAAAAATGCCCAATTCAGAGTAATCACACTCATGCCTACTAGAGATGAAATGGCAAAATTTGCCAGAGCTATTGATTTGATAGTTGCAGCTACAAACTACAACTATATTGAAGCCATTGTTGAGCATTGCAAGAATACCGGTCTTGAACTTGAAGTTGCAGCTACGTTAGTGAATGCAAATCTAAAGGCAAAGATTGAGAACAATGCAATGGATAATAATATGTTGAAAGAAGAAGGTTCTAGATTACCAATATGACAGGTTATGAAACCTTTGGTTTATATCAGGCACTTAAACTACATTTCACACAAGAATCATACGACTTTTTTAAATACAATGGTAAAACAAATGTATCTGTAACTACATTTGAGAATCGTAAAGACAAATACCATTTCTATAAATTATCTCGTAGACTTGCACAGAAAGATGACATGGTTGATTTCATTGTTGCAAATCTAGTTGAAGATGAAAAGACTTGGGTAGGCTCTTTATTGATGCAAGAATCTGAAGTGAATTATCGTAAACACCAGAAGATAATCCAGTCAATGTCGTATACATTTGAAAATGATTGTAAACTTATTTTTGGTGATTGTATACTTAATCCAAATGAAGTATTGATGACTGATGGTGACTATCCCGTTCTTCTCAAAAAGGGGCTACAGAAATTGGTAAACATTGAGTCTGTGTGTCTATTAAACAATATGCTTGGGTTTGTACCAATGTGGTCTAAGAAGATTGCCGATACAATACATTGGCCAAACTATCGCATGAAGCTGCTCAAGTATTCCGCATTTATCCCTAAGGATGATGTAAAATACAAGTTGATATTGAAAAAGGTGTTGAATGAAAATTAAGAAGATTTATTTGGATATGGATGGTGTTCTCTGTGACTTTGATAAAAGGTTCAATGAACTGTTCGGTGATATTAATAACAAATATCGTGACCGTAAACATTTTACCGAACACTGGCCAAAATTTATCGAAGCGGATAGTTTTAAAACACTTGATTTGTTTCCTGGTGCCGAAGAACTTTTGGCATTCGTTAAACAATTCCCCGAAATTAAAATTGAAATTCTAACTTCTTCTGGTGGTGAACGGTATCACAATGAAGTTAAGAAACAAAAGAAATATTGGCTGCGTAATCATTTAATTGATTATACAGCTAATGTAGTACCTGGTCGTTCACACAAGAAAGACTATGCTACACCCGAAACGATTTTAATTGATGATACAGAAGATGTTATTGTCTCTTTTAATCGTGCTGGAGGTATCGGTATTCTTCACAAAGATATCGGTGAGACTCTAACAAAACTGAAAACTCTGCTTGCAACCGATACTAAATAAATGTATAATATGCTGTTGTGGATAATCAACTATACTCCGTTAATACTACGTCTATACAAAGGAAAATTATATGACTTCATTCGCTAATCTCAAGCGCAACCGCAACTCTTTTGAAAAACTTTCTAAAGCAGTTGAAGCAACCTCAACAGGTACTGCTGACTCAAACTCCAAAGAAGATACACGCTTCTGGCAACCAGAAGTAGACAAAGCTGGTAACGGCATGGCTGTTATTCGTTTTCTTCCTGCACCTTCAGTAGATGGTGATGATGCTCTTCCTTGGGTTCGCACTTTCTCTCATGGATTTCAAGGTCCAGGTGGATGGTTTATTGATAACTGTCTGACTACTTTGAATGAGAAGTGTCCTGTGTGTGAACACAACAATACATTATGGAACTCTGGCATCGAAGCCAACAAAGATATTGCTCGTAAACAAAAACGCAAGTTGAGTTATGTTGCAAACATTCTTGTTGTTTCTGATCCAAGTAATCCTTCAAATGAAGGTCAAATCAGACTGTTCAAGTTTGGTAAGAAAATCTTTGATAAGATTACAGAGGCAATGAATCCTGAATTCGCTGATGAAACACCAGTCAATCCGTTTGACTTGTGGGAAGGCGCTAACTTCAAGTTGAAGATTCGTAATGTTGAAGGCTATCGCAATTATGACAAATCAGAATTTGCTGATGCGTCTGCATTGTTGAATGGTGATGATGATAAACTTGAAGAACTTTGGAAGAAAGAATATTCTCTCAAAGATTTCACAGAACGTAAGAACTTTAAAGCTTACGACCAACTCAAGACCCGTCTTGATAAGGTTCTTGGATTTGATGGTGCACCAATCGTTAAATCAAAGGCTGAAGATACAGTTGCAACATTGAAAGATGATACTTCTGTATTGAATAAACCTCTACATGCTGATGATGAAGACTTAGATTACTTTAAGTCTCTCGCAGAACAAGAGTAATTCTTTCACCGTGATTAAATCCCGCTTCGGCGGGATTTTTTATGCGACTCTTTGGAATAGACTAGCAAATGTATCATCATACACCGATGGTAATTTGCCTTGACCTTGTGGTGCAGCTGATGCTTGCGTAGTATTGTTTGTGACGTTTGTAACAGAAGCCATAGCATTATCAAACATTCTTAGCATCTCAGAAAGACCTGTTGATGCTGAATCAATTACATTACCCATGTTTGGTGCATTTGCTGCTACAGATGCAACAGCTGATGATCCACCTGTACCAATTAAACCAGCTAATGTTGAACCCATAGAACCAAGAGATGATGCCATAGTTTGACTATCTCGTTGCATTGGATTTGCAGCTGAAGCTACAGCTGTATCACCATATGACGGACCAGAAGGTAGTCTTCCACTTCCACCAGACGCCATTCCACTGGCATCATATTTACTATATGTTTCAGCAACCACATCTTTGGATAGTCTGTTTAACTGTGGATTACTTAGTGCTACGGCACCGCCTCGGGCGTATCCAAGAACATCAAGTGCATTTTTATCTGCATTTTCTGGTTTTAGTAACTTTGCTACTCCTCCAGCACCAACTATATTGGCTAAGTTTAAATTTGCATCAGTAGCAGATACACCTTGTTTTTCTAGTGCAGCTGCATTATCTTTTCGCATTGTAGCCTGTAATAGTTCTTGCGTATCAGGTGAAAAGATGGTGTCCATTGGCAATTTTAATTGGCCAACTAATCCTGATTTGCCATCATTGCCAAATAATGTCGCTCTCATGAATCCGTATTTTCCCAGAGCG